TCTCAAGTTGAGCAACTGTCTCTTTCATCGCGTTTGCGGTGTTGATTGCTTCTTGAGATTGCTGACTGACTTTAATGTTTTCAGCAGCTAACTGATCCATCTTCACCTGGGCTTGTTGAAACTTTTGCTCTTGTTGCTTACGTAAAGTCAGCTCGTACTGTTCTTGACTTAGCAGCTTGTCACCAATCGACAATGTCGAATTACCAGGACTACAAATATCAATCGACTGACCAACAATTCTTAGATCTTCGTTGATCGCCTGTAACGGATTAATGACGCGGTGATAATTACCACAATCAAAATCATCAACATCTTTATGAATCATGCTCAGGTCAACTGCAGTAATTTGAAACTGTTCTTTGATTTCTTTCTGACTATCTAAAGTCTGCTGGCCTTTGGATTTCAGAATTGACGCAGTCTTCACATCGTCCCAAGTAACCGGCATCACCACGCGACCAATTTTGTCGATTAGTTTTTGCGAGTACAAAAAAGGACTGCCATTGTTGACAGTCTCAATCGTGAGCCTTGGTTGTGATATTTCAGAATTAGTTTCTGTTTCGCCAGTTGATTCGGCACGAGCGCCAAGCGGTTTGATAATCGAATACATCGCACTAGGATCAATCGTCCGTTTCAGTGAAACTAGGTTGCTGGTTAAGCGAATATCTTGATTGCTCTTAACGCCAATTACCGGCATGTAATCAAGGTAAAGTCCGTCTGCTTCGTGACGTAACCTAATCTCACCGCCATACTTGTCGATCAGCTTCTCTTGAATGGTTTCATACGTGGTCTTCGCATCATCGATCGACTTGTAGACGTTGTCGCTGGGACTAGTTACAGTGACGACGCCAATCTTGATTTTCTTGTAGTCATCAACTTGCTTGTTATGCACATCAATCATGTGCTGCAGGAACGGTCGTAAGTCATTGTTCGACAATGCGTAGTAGTCCTGAACAGAATCTTGCAAGAAAGCTAGCAAGCCCTCGCAGGTGACTTCCTTATCCAAAATGCCAGAGCTCTCCATCGAATCTGTGGTTGGGAGAACTCTACCTTCAAAAAGTACCTTATTAAGTTTAGTATTTGTAACCTTAATAAACGTCGTCAGCCCGGTGAAGCTGTTGTAATACGGCGACTTCGGACTAATACTAAACTGGAACGAATCAATTGAATCAACGTCTTTCGTGATTTTACCGGTTAGCAGCTTCGTGTCATTGTTAAATTCAGAGTGAATCGTATGTTCATCACCGTTAAATCCTTGTCTTACCGTGACGCGATACATTAGATCAACTCCTTATGCCAAACGAATGATAACTTGCCTGTGCCAGCAACTGTTAGCGTGTTCTCACCAATCTGTAACATGAAGTCCGGACTATCATAAGTTCCAGCACCTAACGTAAATTGCTGGCCATTCATCGTAATAATGAAATTAGCGGTAGAAATTAGCTGCGGCGCAACCGAATTAGAACCAACGTTGAATAACGTAATCGTCCGACTACCATTGATTTCATAATCAGTATTCTGCGCGATATCCAGTTCAAAATTGAAATCGTCCCAAATGTCGTTACCTTCTGCCAGTTCAGCAATTCTAAATGGATAGCAAGTGAACTCAACTTTGAGCTTGCCGTATGATCGGAACTCTTCCCAATCCGGCTCTTTCTGAACTTCGGCAAGATAGTAATAGTTGCTCATGATATCATCGACGAGCTTTACTTTGTGGCTTGGGTTCATCAGCCAATTGACTGTTTTCGTCCACATCGTATAGAGGCGGTCTTTGCTCCAGTCCTCAGCATCGCGAACAATGAAGGTCATTTCATAAGTTCGTTCTTCGTATTGTTGATTACCATAAATTTCTGACAGATCAAGAACATGATTGCTGTACGGCAACTCTTGAATAATCTTCTTCTTTGTAGGCATACCAACATCCTTGTCAGCAACGTCTAATCCAAAATCATTTGACCGCTGACCATCAAAGATAATGCCATAACGGTATTTAGATTTGAGTACCAATTGCTAACCCCCTACTGCTCATCCGGCTTCGGAAAGCCTTTGTTGTTGAGCCATATTCTTCGTACTTCTTAGAAAAAGAAGAACCGTCGACAACTGTACGTTTGTCGGCGATTATTTGAAGTAATTCTAGAACTTTAGCATTATCACTTTGTAATGCTTCAGTTGATGTAACGGTTGGTGCGTAAGCTGCTGGACTCGGTTTCATCATTCTTGCTAGATTATTACTTGATAAAGCCTGTGGCTGATCAATTTCAGGCGTCATTGATAGATTCATCTGACCGGCTATTTGACCAGCCATTCCAGAAACGGTTGACTTCACAGCTTTAAAACTATCAATTAATCCGCTGTTAAGCCCGCTCATAATTGCATTACCAGCAGGGATCAACAACTTTTTATCATAGCTGATTGGGCCTTTATGCTTTTTGATCCACGAGGCAATACCGCCAACGAAGTCCTTAACCTTTCCATAAGCAGCCTTTAATCCACCTAAAAATCCATCCATGATTGCATGTCCGGCCGAGGAAAGATTTATATTCCCTAATCCAGAAAATATTGATTTAATACTTCCAACAATTCCGGATATAGTTGCCTTAGCAACTCTGACAGCACCTGTTACACCTGACCAAGCAGCAGCTACGCCTGCTTTCATTGCTGAAGCAGCTGTTTTGAGTCCGCTCCAAGCTGATTTAACACCATTGGAAGCAACTTTGATTCCACTTCCGGCAGATGACACAGCTGCTTTAATTCCTGACCAAGCAGCTGATAGTACTGCTTTTAATGCTGAACCTGCCACCTTCAACGAAGACCAAATGCCTTTAATTATTTCGCCGCTTGCTTTAATACCGCTTCCGGCTACTTGAATGGCCGATTTAATACCATTAAAGCTATTCGTAATTACAGTTTTTAATGCTCTACCAGCACCACCAAGATTGCCAAATAAACCAGATAATTGTCCAATCCAGTTTGCCAAAGTTGTTAATACCGGTGTACATGCTCTGAATGCATTAACTAATACAGAAACTATTGGTGATAAGATTCCAATTGCAATCCTAATTGCATCAAATGCCATTGAAACACCAGTTAGTATACTTTTAAATACACCACCTAGAAATGCCCCAATCACCTGAAAAGCTGGCATTAATGCGCCAGCTAGAACTGAAATCAAAGGTTGCGCAGCATTCCAAAGTGCAACGAATGAGTTTACAACACTTGTAATTGCTGGTCCGACAATACTCATCATCGTACTAAATCCAGCTGTAATGGCCGGAACAATAGCCGCCGCAAAAGTTTGTAAACCGCTAAAATCTAGTTGAGAAATTGCGGTTCCAATCAGTTGAATGATCGGTGTAATTGCATTAACAACCGTTGTAAATAACGTTGGCAATTGTCCAAGAACGGTACCAAAGGTCGTGGTAATCACTGGCGCTAATGTTGCAAATGCAGTCTGCAAAGTCGTACTCATCGTCGAACCAAACGAAGTAACTGACGTTACCATGCTATTTAAAGATGTTGCAAATGCGCTTTGTCCTCCTGACATTCCTTGTGTTAAGCTGCTAATTAATTTTTGACCACCTGCCATAAAGCTTGGCGCAGCTGCTGAAATAAATGTTGAAATCGCACCTGGCAATGATTTTAAGATATTACCAACCATCGGAATGAAGTTGTTAAAAAGAAATGTTGACGTGGTAGTTGCTAATGCTTGTAACGACGGACCAATATCACGCCCTAACGATAAATTGCCAAGAACATTTGATAGTGCTGCTTTCATTGAGTCAAAAGAACCGCTAAATGTACTAGCTGCTTCTTTTGCTGTTGTCCCTGTAATATCCAGTTTGCCTTGAATTGCATGAATGGCACTGTATACATCGCTAAGGTTATTAATATCGTACTTAACACCTGTTAGTTTAGTAGCGTCCTTTAACAAACGCTGCATTTCTTCTTTAGTACCACCATATCCAAGTTTTAAGTTATCCAACATGGTGTAGTTTTGTTTGGCAAAGCCCTGATAGGCGTTTTGAATGTCACCCATGTTAGTGCCCATTTTGTTAGCATTATCCGACATATCAATCATGGCCATATTAGCTTTGTCAGCTGCTTTTGCGGTATTACCACCCAGAGATTGCAGCAAACTTGCTGTAAAACTTGTAACGTTTGTCATGTAATCATTAGCTGATAAACCGGCTGTTTTATACGCTTGATCAGCGTACTTGATAACCTTGCTGGCACTACCTTTAAACAAGGTTTCCACGCCGCCAAGTGATTGTTGGAGGTTGGCACCTTCAGCAAGTGATGATGAAATGATTTTACCTAATGCAACGCCAGCTGCGGCAACTGCGGCGGCAGCTGCTACCTTGAGTCCAGCGCCAAGTTTTAAACCGGCACTTTGACCAGCTGATTCTGCCTCCGGATCCATCTGACCTTTGATCATGCCAGAAATACCCTTGGCGCTTGGCATAATCTGTACATATGCTTGTCCTAATTCGGTTGCCATTAGTTCTCACCTCCCGACAATAACGTTTTTCTTGCTCGCTCAAAATCCTCACCAGAATCAAATGTGACCTCATCGCGTGGTTGATCATCTTTACTGCTACTCATGATTGAATTCAGAATTGACTTCGGACGATTTTTATTGCTTTGACCGTCTTTAGTTCTCGACCACCACATCAGATTGACAACATCAAAAATGCCAGCGAGCATTTGCGTATCAATGTCCACTGGCTGATTATTGAGTTTTAAATTGATTCGGGAATCTGCTCTTAACCCATACGAAAAAGCAGCTACCGTTAATGGCGGTAGCTGCTTATAGTCGTAAATATGATAAGTTTCGGCGAGATCACAGACTAACAAATCTTCGTCAGTCTTAATCATTTCGGCAAGGATTAGGAGTTTTTTGTTTGTTTTGAACCTTCAAATATTTCTTTAATTTCTGCTGTCATTTTATCAGCCGGGACTAATCCATCTTTAGTACGAACATGATTTTTTAATTTCTGTGCCGATTCTTTTCCGAGTAATAAATTAACCACCCTTGAAACGGCTAACGGATTTTCTTCAAGGTCATTGAGCGCTTCTAACAACTCATAATTATTAAGACGCTCATCAGAAATATTAAACGTGAAGCCTGATTGAGTTTTACCTTTCAGCACTATTTGTCACCTACTTCTAGTTTTGCTTCTTCAGCTGGTTTTGGCTTGTTGATATATTCATAGTGAGTGTCTCCATCCGTGTTTGGCGCACTTGACAATGTTGTTTCATAGCCAAGCAAATCGCCGTCGGTATAAGTAATATCACCAATTTCAGTGATCTTACCGTTAGGAATTACGATTCGCTTTAAGATGCCATTTTTTAAAATCGTGTCGAATATTAAACAATGCTCTTTTAATTCTTTAGAGTTAGCAGCGATTTTAATTCCTGATTCTAAATCACCAGTGACATTATCTTCGCCATATACTTCTTTTAGTACATCGATATTCAGTGCTTCGATCAATGTGTATTGGAAAGTATCTTCCTTGCTTGATTGGGTTGCAGCAACGACATCGCCGCCCCAAGCCGCAATCGTATCCGAGTCTGGCGTATTAGTATTGACTAAGCCGTCTTCTGAAATATAACCGAGTGCTTTGAATGCTGGATCTAATGCTGTTAATGCATCAGTTGGTAGAGTTGTCCCTAGTGGTGCTGAATATGCTGCACCGCCGACTTTCGGCTTAGCTGTTGTAACATTTGCTACATCTGACATTTAGTTGCCTCCTAATAATGATTGATATCATAAACTGCTTGATATCGATATTCTTTCGTTGTTGTATCGGTGTAGTCGTAGTCACTATTGAGATGAACGCCACGAATGACGTCCAATTCAATCATGTTTTCTACAACTTCCTTTAATTCTTGATTGATTTTTGCAGCCTCGTATTTTGACTCTGCGTAACTTTGAAATGCCAATGTTGAGCTAGGTAGATGATTACTTTTAGAACTGCCTGTTTTGTCGATCATCACATAGCGTTTTGGCATTTTGTTTTGACGGTCAGTAAAAGACGGCACGGATAAATGATCATCAAGAAACTGTTTAACAATTTCTTCAATCATTACCGCACCGCCTTTAAGATGGTGTTATTCTTCATGTTATCGCGCCGTGCTTCCGAACTATCTGCACTGACCATTGCATTAGCACGATTCTTGCCGACGTAAATATCTTGTTTATAGCCAGTGCCACAGCGATTGCGAATAGCACTGGCTTTACGTTCTAACACAGATTGCATTGCTGATGATTTCATCAATGCAGCAACCCCAGCATGGTTTAAAACGAAGCCTTTCTTATTACTCATAACGTTCCACCATCACTTTCTTGTTCCAATTGAGCGGAATCAAGTCATCAATTCCTTGTAATGGAATACCAAAGGTGCGCCAATGTTGGCCAAAGAATACCACTTCTTTGTTTTCCCAGTCGTGATCATCATTTTTGGGAATACCTAACGTATAAACGGCTTTACGACCGGTTAGGCTAAGTTGATTGACAACATCATCTGATGAAGTTGGCGCAACCAGTACATTCTTTACCTCGATTGGCTTGTCTTCAAAAACAGAATTGCCAAACGGATCTTTACTGGTTTCCACTTTATCAATCAGTGTTACGGTTATCCCTTTAATCATTCCCATAGAAATCGATCACCCCATATCTTTGACGGCGCAAACCTAAGCGGCTTAATTCTGAATTCTTAATGAACAAACCACCGCCTGGAACTAAATAAGACCCTGAGAATGAATATCCCAGGGCACTTTCTGTTGTTTGGGTCATTGGCTCACCATCGGTGGACGTCATTAATGTGCGTGCAACCACGTCAACCGTTACAGACTTAACAACAGTAGCGTAGGTTGGACGCGCAGCAATCATGTCATCGATATTTTTGCCAACCTTATCAGCCTCTTCACGCAAAGAATCAGAAACTACTTCAAGTAATTTAGTCGCCCGAGTAATCTCATCGTTACTTAGCTGACGCCACAAGTCGTTGACATCTTGAACAGTTGCAAATGGCTCCATTACACTATTCCCCCATCATCAAATCATATAGTTCTTGTTTTTTTGCCTTGGGATTATATTTGATTCCTTGAGCATCTAATTCTTGCTTGATTTCATTGACAGTAATACTGTCAAACTCATCATCGCCAGTTTTACCGAACGGTAATTTGGCGGGAGCTTGTTTCTTTTCAACGACTACCCTTTGCTCTTGAGGCTTTTCTACTTGTACTTGATTTTCTTTTTTAGAATTAACTTCTATCCAATTAGCACCTGCAATTTTGCAAGGCGTATTGAGTACAAAACCTGTTTTAATATTCTTATATTCCATGATTAGCCCTCCACTGCTGGTTTGATAACACGTGCAAAACTATTAGTGTCCATAATTCCCCAGCCAAGATAAGTTTCAGAACGCAAGTAAACTTGGTTATGACCTTTTAAGTCTTGACCGCTGTTATCAGGATCACCATAAGGGATCACTTCCAAAGGAATTTCTTTAGCATAGCCCCATTTGAACATGTTTAAGAAGTCACCGACAATTGCCATATCTGGTGTACCTGATGCTACGGTGCTATTAACATCCGCTGGTAAACCATTAATTGCTCCTGGATTGGCGCCCCATGCTAATTCTGGAAATTGCTTCACGCCATTAACTTTGATTGAAGCTAATGCAGATGAGAACAATGGATCAATAGCCATACCGGTGATAATGCCTTCTGATCCTTGAATTAATCCTGCAGCAGCTTCAATATTTGCATCGGGATCGGCAGAATCAAAATCAACTGTTTGAGTTACGGCTTTATCAAAATAATTTTCATTGATAACAGCTGAAACTGCTTTAGTTCGTGGGTTAAAACCATGAAATGCCATTAAATCGAGACCACGTGCCAACTTCTTAGCGTATCCGTCATTAAATGCTTGTAAAATATCAATTTTTGCATCTTCTGATGCGTACATAAATTCATCAGAAACTCGTGAACCGTATTCAACTTTTAAAGGAACAATCGTCACTGGTTGGATTGAACTACCACCTTCAGATTTCTTGCCGCTTTCTGCAACAATATCAATATCTGAATCCATTGAGAATGTAAATTGTGTTTGACCGTTAAACGCAACTGGTACTTGCTGTGATAAAACTGCTAATGAGCTTTTACCTTTTACTTTGCTAATTAAATCTGATACTAACTCTCCTGGGAATAAACTACCTTTTTCTAAAGTTGCCATAATTATTGATCTCCTTCTGTACTTAGACTTTCGGCTAATTTTTTATATGCTACTGATTTGTTATTTTCTGCTGGCGGTTCTGGATCTCGCAGCGGTGCTGGCGGATCACTCTTTTTAATAAAACCAGCTAATCGTTCAGCATCTTTTGTTAAAGATTCTTCATCATCGCCTTGTAAACGATCAGCCAGATCGATTGGCAAACCGTGGGCTAACGCTACTTTGTTGCGCATACTTGCCGTTTCATAGCCGGCAATTTTTGCATTGAGATCAGCAATATTTTGATCATAACCTTTTGCTTTTTCTGCCAATTCTGCTGATGAAGTCTGCAATTTGTTGTTTTCTGTTTCTAATTCTTCATTACGTTGCTTGATTTTGTCATAATCGGTTAATTTTTCTTCATAACTAGCTTTCTGGCGATTCAAACGATCCGTAATAATTTGATCTAATTCTTCTTGTGTCTCGATTGGTTTAAATGTCATGTTTAAATCCTTTCCCAGCTTACCCGGCTGTATCGGTAATATTAAACGAAAAAACGACATCAAATTGATGTCGTCTAGTATCTAACTTTTTGTTTTTTCTTAGGCTTGTTTTCATGGCAAGCCCAATGCGCTAATAACGCACTATCCATAAGACTGATATCCATATCATCATATTGCGATTTATAACCAAAACCACCGTTAGACCCGATATTGCGCTTGTCGGAGTTGGTTACAACACGTGTAAGCGACGGCTGATTATTATGACAGATAGTTTGCTGATAAATGCCCTGTTCCCACAGTGAGTTGGCCACAATAATCTCTTTAACCGTCGGTAAAATTGGTTCTTGAAGTTTGAAATCTTTCATGTCGTTAGCTAACAACTTCTGACCGCCGGCACCATCAATGACTACTTTTTCAACATCAGCTTTTTTCAAGAAGTTGATTATCCACTGATTACCGTTTCTAATCGACTGGCAATCAATTGTTTCAATAAATATTTTCTTTGACAGTGTTCTTACCGCAATGCTCATCGCAACGTTAGTGTTGTCGTTGCCGTACTTGATACCCACGAACAATTTACCACGTAAAACTGGCAATGCTTTAACTTGCAACTCACGCCACTCATTCTCCGAAATTGCTGACTTCTGGTTGTACTTGATCCACAGACCAAGTCGTTGGATATTGAAGTCAACCTTATCAGTACCAATTTCATCTTGAATAGAACGTTCCGTGAAGACTGTGCCCAGGGACGGATTGCATAAATACCACAACTCTCGATCACGAATATCCGACTCATCTTGAACGCCCCACTCTGCCCAGCCAGCGTTTTCTAACTTATTTGCTAGAACATCGTTTCTGAAACTAACAAAAACAGTGCCACTGGAAAGTGGCGTTGGTGGCGTTCCACAGAAAATTGTCTGTGGATTTTTTGAGTCAGTGACAACATACTTGAGTGCGGATTCTTGATCAGTTGAATATTCTTGGGCTTCATCAATAACAAGCAAGTCGAAGCCTTCCCCTAGACCGCCAGTACTGGTACGCGTTCTAAATTCAACACGTCCACCAGTTTCCGGAAGCTCAACTCTTTCACGACCAGTTGCGCGTAGTGATTCGTATTGAATTCCAGCTTTATCTAATAACCTAGTCAGTCGTTCCCACGAAGCATGACTGGTCGTTGTACGGTGAGCTGTGTGCAATGCTTGCTCGCCATTCTTTAAAGCTTGAATCTCACGAATTACGACAACTTCATTCTTACCATTCCGCCGCGGCAACGAATACCCAAATTTTGTGTGCGTCCACAAACCATCATCATTTACCGCAAAAATATGTTTTGATAATTCGACTTGCCACTCCTGCGCGGTTCTTCCGGACTTCTCGTAGTTTCCAATCGCTTCTTGATATAAAGATTTGTCATATGGCAGAATTACCGATTGAGTAGGATGCTGATTACCAAGTCGTACTTTAGTAGTCATAAAGCTCCTCCTTCAATCATGTGATACCCGCAGTTTTATGACATGCTTAGGTCAAGATGATTATTAAGCCTTAATACATTCATTACTGATTTTTTGATAAACATCTATATAAATTTCGCCTTTGTCGCCATTGCGAGTTATTTCAAACAACGGCGCTCCTGGTAACTTAGTTGATAAAATTGCTTTACTGTTTTGTAAAGTTTTGCAACTCCACACAACAAACACATCTTTGTATTGAGTCATTTTATATTCCTTTGGACTTTTACCGTAATTTTCGTAGTCCATCACAATTGCTTTAGCTTTTTCAATAAATTGTTCGTGGCTCATATTAATAACTCCTATTCTTTAGTTTTTATGACTGTTTTAACTATTTTTCCGTCATGATAATAGCTTATTTCATCTTGTTCCTGATCATTTGTGTGAATTGCAGCTTCAATTTTTGGAAATTGAATGGCTATCCAGTCAACAATTTCTTCATCGCGACCCCACTTAGAATTGCAATCTATGCCTGACTCAAATAAGAACGCATAAATCAATTCATGTCTTAAACATTTATCTCCCCAAGCTCCGATATTTTGAAAAGAATCCTCATCCTGATCAAATCTAGCAAGATAAATATCTTTTGTTGTAAAATCGGTGATTCCGTCGGCGTCTTTCAGCCGTGGCTCATCACTTTCAGAAACATCAGTATGAACTGTATAGATAGTTCCTAATATATCAACTTTCATTCGACTGCCCTTTCTATTTTTGAGTACAAAAATAGGCCTAAGATTTAGGCCAGCTTCTTTTTGATAAATTCATTGTTTTTCTTGCAGCAATCTTGGCTTTTTTGTTAGGATCTCTCCACCTTTTCGACCAAACATCCTGCTTTTTGTTGTTGCCTGGATCATATTCAACAATACAGCGGCAACGTTCATGACGGCGGTAAATATCATCTGGCTTATCGAAGTAATCAAACGTACCAGCTAGACTTTTGCACCACTTGCAAGCTCGACCAACTACCGTTCGTTTTATAGTTGGCGTCAATCCCGATTTAGCTTGGAATTCGACATTTTTTTCAATGGTGTCGTCAACAACGCTTTGACTAAATGTCACAACAGGTTCATTGAGCAGCCATTTGATTTGGTCGAAGTCATCTTCACTAGAAATCCGATTAACAATGCCATCAATTCGATCATGATTTAGTTCCGAGACTTGCGCCTTTAACTTGTAACCAGCGTTGTGATTCAATTGCGTCTGAACGTCACTGGCATAATTAGTGATTAAATCATAATTCTTTTGCAGTGTCTCATTCAGCAAACGATCAGCAATATTGAAGTACATCTTTCCGTCCGGAAGAACATCAGCATTAATATTTACACCAAATACATCGGCTAATATCTTACCAACTTCAACCGCATAATCGTTGACATCGCCGTAAGTTGCCTTGTCCTCCTTGAGCAATTTCAACGCATTTTTCAATTTGGCACTATTGTAAGTTTTCTCATCGAACTGCTGATTAATTGCTTCTAATAGTCCTGGAACAATGTCGTTATCCATCATTCTTTGCTCCTTTAATTCCGGTTAAATCGCGAATGGTTTCGGCATCAACAAAGTTAGGAATAGCCTGATTAAGCTTGATTGCACCATCGCCGATTAACGTTAATGAATTTGCATCGGCTTCAAACAATGGTTCCCATTTTGGCGTCGTATTTACAAATTGACTTCGTTCATACTGTGTTTCATCACGTAAACAAGCCGCTAAGTAGGCAACATTCAATAAACCTGATCCAAGGGAACGTTGTGCTTTACGTCCAGCTAATCGCAAATTCTCATGACTTGCCTTAATTGCTTCCACGCTTGATGGATTCTCTGATACGAAGCCCAAATCATCTAAAGTCAAGCCAGTTTCACCTGCAAACCCAGCAGCTGCGGTTCTTAACTGCTCCGTGAATGGTGACATTGATGAAGTGGTGAACTGTCCTAATTTTGGACTATCGCCGTCTTCATCTTTTGTAAATTGCAGCATTGCGGAAACAGTCGCTTTCCAGGCATCGATTGGTTCGGCATCATTGGAAATTCCAGTGATGTATTTTTGTGGGAATGAGTAGAACTCCGCGGTAATATCCGCACGCTCTAACGTTCTTTTGGCGTAACGCTGATAATACATACCGGCGCGCGTAATTCTAGAACGTCCAAACGGTCGTACAGGATCTGGCCGGTGAATAATCGGAACTAATAACGGAACTCCAGTCGGATTAGTATTAATAAAATCTTCTTTATTCTTATCTGCGTAGTGGAACAATGTCGAATCAGCTGTGAAGTATGCTTCCAGAATTGGATTCTTGCTGCTATCGCGTTCTAAAACCGCGTATCCTTCCGTCAATAACCCGGTAATCGGATTAATAATTCCGGTTGCGTTACTGGCTTCAATGACTTGCAATCGTGGAATGTCAGCATCACCTTTTGAGATGTAAACAAACGAACATGATGCAATCAACGCTGATAAGACCGCACTATCAAAAAACACGTCTGGATTGTTGGCGTCAAAAATTTCTTTGACTTCAAAATCATCATGATCAAACTCACGAAAGACTAAACGATCAGCTAAACTGTCAACGCCTTTTGCGCACCAGCCTAGAACTGACCGATATCGTTCACGAATGACTTGCGGAATTGTCACGCTAACATCACGATCACGATATTTCATTGCATATTGTCGATAGCGCATGTTTACGCGTGACTCATGTCGCAGTAGCTTTTGACGCAGATATTCCATGCCTTTTTCTGTCAATTTATCAACTCCTTTCAAGTTGGCGTGAGAAAAAATGTACAGTGACGGCGTGAAGGTCGGGCAGCCGCCGGGAGGGGTGGGTATCCCCCCTCTATTCTCTTGCCAGTTAGCCTTTAAAAACTATTTAATATAAACCCACATAAAGCATTTAAGAAACGTAAGAAGTCCAATCAATCGATTGTGGCAAATTACGATTACCAATTACTTGCGGCTTATCCTCTTTAACTTCAAACAACTTGTCTGACTTCTGTCGGTTGCATGACCAGTGAGCTAGCTGCAGGTTCTCCATTGCTGATGGATGTCCGCCTTTGCTGATCGGTATGATGTGATCAATGACTGGTGACATTGGATCAGGCGCCTTCAACTTCTTGTTGACTGGTTGGCCACAGATACCACAGACGTTCTGTGTCTTTAGTATTCGCTTCTTGTTCTTCTCATAAGCTACACGGTGTGGTCCTTGCTTATCTGCTCTAACTAATACAACCACCTCCAGGGTATATAAAAAGATTGCACCTGAGCTATCAACTCAAGTGCAATCTCTCCGATTGGTATTACTTTACGCTACTAATGTAACACGTTAGATAGGACATTGTATGGACATGATTAGGACATTTGCTTAACTAATCATCTCTTCCAGACTGGTAATGCCAAATAGAAACAACGAGAACTCTTTAATTGCATCTTGTTCATCACGCTGAATAGTCTTGTCGGTGCAATAGAATCGATCAGCAATCTCCATGCGTGTCATCTTAATTGGTGTGATATAAGTATGAACCAGTGTGAAGTAACGGCGTTGTACTCGCTCATCACGCTTACTAGCATATGATTGATAAGCATCTAACATCAGATTAATGTACTCCATCATCTTAGCGGTGCGTGCTTTGTAACCGTCGATGCTACGGAGCTTGAGATCATCTTTACTGAATACATCTTTAAGTATCTCATCAATGTTTGTATTAACTTCTTGTGTATAACCCTGGAGAATATCATAGTTCTTAAGTAATAATCTTGTGTTCTTAATACGCCAGGTCTGTTCATTTATAAACTTACGATGGCGCTCTTCATGTACTAACTGAGTAACTAACTTTGTCACAAGTCGTACTGTTTTCTCATCTAACACTGTCTGCTCCATTTATTACTCAGCCCCTTAATAATTTGTTGCTTCTAGCCAATGATAATTAAAGTCTCTCTTGATTAACGGTTGCTTGTCTGACAATGGCTTGGTTACGCCTTGAACGATTGTCTTGAAGTCATGAGCACGAATGACTACCGCTTCAACCGGAATGCCATACTTCATTGCAAATAATCTAAATCGTAGCTTATTGCTCTGATCAATTCCGTAAACACCAAAGCTGTTCTTCACATCATAAACATGAATCATCTCACCGACATCGCCGAATATGACAAAATCAGGTGTATAACTGATTGCCGATATCTTGGCCTTGTTAGTGCTTGATAGCTTAGTTAACTCCTGTAAAACGAATGATGGATGAACTTCATACTTATAACCACAGTTCTTAACAAATCGATGATAGAAGTTGTGTTCCTTATCAGAATCAAATACGTAACCCTCACTGCAATGAACTTTGTGGCCACGCTTATTTAATGCGGTTGGTGATGTTGATAGTCTCATCATTTAGGAATGCTCGGTGTGGCTGAATAGTGACATGGCTTCTGCCAATTACGAAGTTCAAGATAAAAACGTTCAAAATGTTCGATTGGCACAATTTGTTGAGTATTACCTGTCAGCACATAGAACTTATCGTCGTTAACGTCAAATTCAACTACAATTGCATCCTCAAACTTAATGAATCTAATTGTTTTTCCCTCTTGCCATTCAAACCTATCTCGTCTTGATGCCATTACTTACCAACCTCTTCTATCTGACAATATTTGATTATGTCATTCTTATACCAAACAAATGACTGACTTTCTGTATACTTTTTAGAACTACCAACAATTTTTTGAACAACAATATTTGTAAAGGTGATTTGATCATCTTGAATTCTGTCCTCGAAATCTACAACGTTCTTAAAATTGTAGATTTCGCGGTTACTATCGTAAATTCTTAGTTTCACTTACTAATCCTCTCCTTTAAATATTCCGGTAGATATTTCTTAGAATAATAAGCTCCTGGACATACACGTTCGTGTGCACGCATTACTTTATCGTTGAACATAATAAATGTTCTTAATTGTTTATTATCAAGAGCTTTAAGCGCCTTTTTCTGATAGTGAACCGCAATGGCCATCCATAAGGATTGTCGCAAAACGCCATATAGATCTTTTATTTGACGTATCATTCATCAACTTCCTCAAATTCTAATTGTGGATTAACCTTGTATTTCTTGTTTGGCAAAACCTTAGCTAAATCTGGATACCATTCAAACAGTGTTTCGTCGTTATCGGGAAAGGCATTCCAATCATCAACAGCGACTTTAATCAATTCAGTACCCGTTAATATTCGACAATCCACGTTGCTGATATTGATTTTCCTTGTTGATACCTGATCAGTTTCTCCAGCAATATCCTCACAATTCAAGTAAAGTTCTCTAACAAGATAACGATAAATCGCAAGCTCAATGTCTTGGCTTGTTGCGTATAACGGCACTTTAATTTCTTCTTCCCAGAAATTAAGTTCTGGATCTTGCCATTCAAATCTAATTGTTCGCATCAATAGTCCTCCATCTATCAAACGATCTCACTTATTGTGAGACCCTTGAAATATCAGTCACATTAATATTTTCGATATTCCTAATCACTTTTTTATCTAGAATCAACACTTCACTTTCATCGCGTCGTGTGAATAGTGCGGTTATATCACGCTTTTTCACCGTTCCTCGGATTATTCTTGTGCTTCGATTAATTCTGGCAAACTGTAATAGCACTTTTAAACTTGTCGTGTAAGAAATCCAATCAAGTTCATCAGATTTCTGTGCCCGATATACAGTAATTTTGTTAGGTAAACTTTTTAGCGCCTTTAACTCGCTTGGTTTCATCAAACTAATCTCTTTATTGCTTCGTCTAACTGAAAACATTTGTTTCCAAGTAGCAATATCAGCTCCATTCGGATCATCTACCCACAACGTTGATAGGCAAAACCAGTAAAAGCTATCCGACATCGCCGAGCTTTTTTCTTTAAAATAAGCGATCTGCTCTTTCGGTGTGTGGTATAACAAAAATGTGCTAGCGATTTTCCGATCTCCTTCATTGGACTTAAAAGCGGTGGAGATATCTTCTTTTACAACTGCTGGCATTTAATCAGCCTCCAATAATTCTGGGTTCATGCGGATATTGCCAATGACTTTATAATCCGATGAATCATACATATCGTATCCTGAACAGACAAATGCGCCCCAATCATATTCAACTTTCCCAACAACATAACCGTCATCAGGATCCTGTAAGATGTCTCCTTCATAGATTTCCTGACCATCAGCGTCATCAACACCTGTGTACTGCTCAATTTGAAACCCATCATCTTCACTAAAATGAACACCTAGCCAATCGCCAACTGCTCCCCAAAGATCGCCAGTACGTGAGATTAAAAATTGATAGTCTTCAGTAGCGTATTGTTTTATTTTGCTGTCCCAAATTCTGTATTTAATTATTCTCATCGCTATTCCTCCCTGTGACCTTCTTCAATAAGCTGATCTGGTTCTAGTGCGTAAACAAGGATCAGGCAAGCTATGATAACTAGAATTGATCCGCAGACTAATCGAGCAAGGATACTTGCAGTTGCACTGAATAATGCAATATAGCCAAGCCATACAAATGCCGCTGCTAATAACACAAAAACAGCGATTAATACAACCGCCATTAAAAAAGTCGTGATAAAATCAGCTAATCTTTTCATTTTTCATCCTTCCAACCACTAAATCTGATTTGTTCTTTATGATGATTAAAACCAAATAAGTCTTTGCGATTAATTTCGACAAATTCGACTTTAATCCCTGGCAGTTTTTCTTTTAGACGTTTAATGGTTCTTGGATCATGTAATCGAACATTTAGATAGCTTGCTTCTTGCGGCAATTCGAGCGGAATCGCATAACCGCTATAACCCTGTTGAGCCGATTTTTTCAAATTACTTGGTATATTCTCTTTTTGATACCAGCGTTCAAACCATTTGTTATAGCTTTCGTCATTAGCTTCTCTTAATTCATCAATCATTGAATTTTCGCTCATTTCTTCTTACCCTCCGCTTTTAGATCTGCCACACTTTCTGCAATACAAATAATCTTGAACTTGGCCGTTGGATATTCCTTTTTGAATTCAGTAAGTTGCTTTATTACTAGTTCTTCATCTTGAGTGTACTTACTAACAACGTGTTCATAATCTTTATCAACTACTGCTACCGCATATATTTGATACTTGCTACGCTTCCACTTGTTTTTGATTTTCTGGACGGTTGCTGGAGATATGCCATACATCGCCGCTATTGATCGAAGTGTTGAATGCCCATTCTTGAGTTCTTTGATGATCATCGCTTCTAATTTATCTTTACTAGACTTTTTGTCAGGTACAGCTTGTTTAACTGTCGTTCCTTCCCAAATCAATTTTCGTAAGCTAACAACAATTCGATTATTAAACTCATTTTTATATACTTGAAGAATGTCTGTCTCGGTAATATCCAGTAATGCCGAATTCTCATAGACTTTGAGAACTCGACAATTTTCTATTCTTTTTTTATCGCTTGATTTAGGACGATATTCTGGCCTAATCAGTTCAACATTTACTGCTGTGACAATGTCTCCAGCTTTTATCTTCATCACAAATCACCCCTAAAATGGCAAATCATCATCACTGATATCAATTGGTGTGCCAACATCAGCAGGTGTTTCGCGGTATGGATTACGTGGTGGTTCTTGTTGTGCTGCGGTATTCTGATTGTTTTCGTCACTCTTTGCCTTTGGTTCTAACAAACTGAAATTCTCAACAATAACTTCGGTCACATAGACACGCTGCCCTTGCTGATTATCATATGATCTAGTTTGAATACGGCCGTCAATGCCAATCAATGAACCTTTATGTGCAAACTGGCTCAATATCTCTGAACCTTTATTCCAAATAACACACTGTACAAAATCTGCTTCACGTTCACCTTTAGCATTCGTAAACTGGCGATTAACAGCTAGAGTGAATGTTCCTACTGCACGACCACCTTCCGTGTATCGCAAATCAATGTTTTTAGTGAGTCGTCCGGTTAAAACTACTCGATTAATCAATAAATATTCCTCCTAAAACGGTAATAGTAATTCGCAAATAACTTGATTACGTTCTTTACTACTCAATGCCTTCATCGCTTGATATTCAGATTGATGAAGTGAACTTGGATTACGTTGCATATATACGATTGTCTTGATGATATCTTCGTGCTGTGTTCCAAAATGACGTTCAAGCGCTTTGTAGAAAAGTTTCTGATTGTCATTCAAATAGCCTAGCTGCTGCTTATTTTCGATCACGTTTGATCACCTTCCACAATTTCAAGTAGGCATGCCAGCCAGTTCGGTCATAATATTTGAACTCGACACTAGCAATTCGGTACTTAGGATATTTCTGTTGGAAATACTCCAAACCTTGGTCAGGTGTCTTGGCTAGCTGCTCAATCTTACGGTTGCTGTACTTGAAATCATTTTTTCTTTGAAATGGTCGTACTAAGTTCCTAGAACTTGACCATCTTTTTTTGCCTTTTGGATCTTTACTCAAATATGTTAGTAATGCTTCAATACCATTTTCATTAGGTTGCAAACGATCAGCGTCAGCCCAACCAATCTGTTGCTTACCTTTGCCTTTTACTCGCTTAGACCATAATTGTTCAATATCATCACGAGTAAGTTGGTTGGTTTCATCGCCGTTCATGACAATGTGATGATGAATCTTAGTCGTGAACTCACCATCATCATTTACACGGTATTCACTGACTAAGATGTACTTTAATGCTGAAAGTCCTAACTTCTTGCGACGATAGGCTACTCGTCTCAAATAGTTAGTGACTTCTTTTTCTGCTTCTTCAATTGTTTCTGGTCGGAATTCATTCGAGTAAGTCAATGTGACATGAAGATCACCCTTACCGAAATTTCCATTCCCTAATTCAACAAGATATCTCTTTGCGTTTTTCTGATTGAGGTTCTGCTGCTTAGGAGCTGATACCTTTTCCTTCCTGGATCTAGTCCCTCTTCTAATCACTCGCTCTGCTTCTAGAGTTCTGGGAATGATATCGACTTCCATGTAATCTCCACAAGTGATCTTCTTCTCCCGAATGAATACCATAATTTCACCTTCTTACATACTTTGGTAGGAATGTTAATACCCTATACAAGCTCGCCAAAGCCTCTTTAAAAGGGCGATTTAGCGCGCAATAAAAGCCTTATAGCCTTGACTATCCCAAAGTGTAAGAAGTATAATTTGTGTGTTGGATATTTAGCACAATATGTGGCGTATTGTGCTCTTACTCTATTGGGAAAGTCTTACTTAGCGGTAAGGCTTTTTTATTTTTCTTTATATTTCATCGCTGATTAATTCATATTCTTCAGAAATCGACTTAATGATCTTCTTAGTAATTTCATCTGTTTCCATGAATAACAAATCAACATTCCAAACTGGATCGCTGTCAAAATTATGATTAATAATCTTGCTGCGAAGTTTGTACTTATTCCAAAGCTGATAGCTCAATTCCGGCAAGATTAATCCTGCGTAATCACCATCGATTGCTAGCGGTATTCTCTGTTGCTTTTTCTTCATCAGTTCTCACCTCCTTAGTAGTTTTGCCATCGCCGAACCAAAACTCCTGCTCGTAGATCATAGACGCCAGGAGCATTCCAGCTAAAATCAAGCTAACGCCAAAGCGAATACTTACTGGAATCAGTAAACCTACTAGCAGCATTGCGACTGCTAGAAATAATTTTGATTTTTTCATCAGATCATCTCCTAAGACGGATATAAAACCCGTCTTTTTTCTTTGCCAATTTTAAGTAGCTCCTCTTTGTGTTCATTCCAAACGCGGTTAAACACCTCCGGGAAAACTACGTATTGACTATTTTCAGTTGGCCGTTCAATTGCTCCGTCCAGCAGCTTAACCGCACGTTCTGAATGAAGCAGTGAATTCATAAACTGATAACTAGTCCCGATTGATTGATAAGCTTGACGTAACGACCAAGTCTTGTTGTTGGATTGGTGTTTCTCTTGCATGACTTGCTCAATCTTGGCATGTTCTTCATCTGTATAAATCCACATGATATTCCCAGTTGGATCTTTCCACATCGTTGCCATTTAATTCACCTCTTACTCTTAATAACGTCTTAATCACCGAGAAACGGAATTAACTACTCCGTTATGTCTTTCGTAACGCCGCGATTAAGCTTGGTTACCTTTTTAAAATTATTTTTTCGCTAAAAGCGTTAGCGGATCCAAAAAAAATATAGTCTTGTGGGATTCCATATAATTTAACAATTTTTTGAATCATACTATACGAGATATCAGACGAGTCTCGTTCCCATGACCTCAATGTTGGTTCTGTGATGCCTAGCTTTTCAGCAGCAACTGATTGCGGATAACCTGCTCGAACGCGTAAATCCTTTAGCGTATGTTTAACAATAATAGGTACTTCAAATTCATTAACTGGCATACGGTCACCTCCTGACAAAAGTATGTTATCACGCTTTTAGCGAAAACACAACAAAGTTTTCTCAAAAAACGAAATAATTTTCGTTTTTCCATATTGTTTTTTTCGTTTTTGTGATAATATAGCCTTGTTAAATGAAACAACAATAATTTTGGATAAGGTGATCTAGTGGACGATATCGTCGAAATATTCGCAAAAAACTTAAATTCGCTCATGGAAGCACGTGGCGAAAATCTAACACTACTTTCTGACAGTCTTGGAGTTGCATATTCGACAGTTTCAGACTGGCAACATGGTAAAAAGATGCCACGTTCTGGTTCTTTACAAAAGATTGCAGAACACTACGGTGTAAATATTTCTTACTTAACAACAGAACACAGCAATGTTATTCCCATTGGCGTTGGCTCATATAATTATTTTGACGCAGGCCTTTCAGCTGGTATTCCAAACGAAGTTGATCCATTTACGAATGACGACATTACTCAAATTCAATTATCAGATGTAATCATGGGTCGCTATGCTGGTGATAAGAATATTTTTATTAGCCACATTAATGGTGAGTCAATGAATCGCGTTATTCCAGATCGTTCTCTTATTGCAGTTAAACAAACTGATAAATCAGAATTAGACAACGGTGATATTGTGGTATTTGAAGAAAGCGGCTGTTATTCCGTTAAACGTTACTACAATAATCCAACCGCTAAAGTTGTTACCTTCTCACCTGATTCTAACGAATCAGCATTCGAGCCTATGGCTTATCGTTACGAAGATATGGATGATATTAAAATCGTTGGTAAAGTTGTTATGTATGTAGTAACAGAATAAAAAAAGCACATTCTACTGGGCATAGAATGTGCTTTGCTTAAGATAACTCTTGTTACAAAATTATTATATCAGAGTCTGTCTGATAATGGAGGGTATCTTATGAAGAAAGCGGCAATCTTCACAACAGCGTTATTAGGGTTAACATTGGTTTTAGGGGCATGCAGTAGCAATGATAGTTCAGCCAAAAGTGATGCATCGGTAAAGACAGAAGTTAAATCTAGTTCTAAGAAGGCAGCTAAAAAGCTGACGATTAAATTAGATAGTTCTACGTTTAACACGGACACAAACGGAAAAGTAAAAGTTACCGGTTCAACGTTACCAGGAGCTAAAGTAATGATTGGCTATGGTAT